AATAAAGGAGAGAATATGAGTTTAATGGAAAATCAAATAAAGACATATTTACAATATGATCCATTCTCTGGAGATGAATCAGTGCTTACATGTCGTACACTGAAGATCGTCAAGGCAAGAAAAGAACATACATGTTTTAGTCTAGACGGAAAGCAAGATCATTCTATAAATGTTGGGGACTACTACAGGTACGAGAAAGCTCTAGTTGATGGAGATTTCTTTGGAACATACAGACTATGCTTGAATTGTATAAATAAGTTCATGGAAGACGTAGGACACGGTGAAGATGAGTAACTTGTAAGGTTATTGTTGTGCTCTAGAAATTTGTGATATACTACGTTCATGTTCAACAAAGGAGAGAGAAGTGCAAAAGAATGAAACGCGATTTGGTATCGTTTACGAGTGCTTAGAAGCAATCAGTAATGATGGTAAGATTATGACTAAGGAAGGTGATAAGTGTGTTGTTTCTGATGGTGATTGGGGACTGACAGGATCGGCACTATCTTACGGATTTAGAGATGCTGCCACATGGGAAACTTATGAAGAAGCAGAAAAGATTGCTAAAAAGTGGGATGGAATGCCTTGGTATCACAAAACTAATGGAAACTATGTTATAGTTGAACTGCAACCTGCGTATGTGCAGTCTGGTTGGAAACTGAAGGAGTGAATAAATGAAACATGTAGTACAATACACAGAATCAGAACGAGGTTGGGGTGGTGAAGTGTGGTTTACAGAATTTGAAACAGAAGCTATGGCCCTTAAAGCAGTTTCTGAGTGCAACAAAGATCTTCCTACACTGACTCCAGATTATTACATTGTTGCCAAGTATCTTGGTGCTATGAGTAGTGTTCCTAGTGGATATAAGATTTAAATAATAAATTGGAAGGAAGAAAAGTGGAAGTAAAGATTAAGCGTTATAAGAGTGGTAAGAACAATGGTTCTATCCGTAAGAATGAAGTAAAGCTCGATAGTTATGATTCTTGGTGCATTCCGTGGACTATTTCACACATCCTTGCTCCTCTTCTTACACAGTTAAAGGATAACAAAATAGTTTTGTTGTGTGAGTAAAGAAGATGTTCCTGAAGAACTTCATAATACTTATGATGAAAACGGATATTCAGAACAATCATATGATTGGCTCCTAGACGAACTTGTTTGGATGTTCACAGCTACAAGTAAAGACTTTGAAGATGAGCCCCGTTTTATTGTAGGAGATGAGTGGGACGGAGAGTCCAACTTGAATAAACATTTCCGTGCTCTGACTATTAATGAAGAGAAGAAGGCAGAGTATGATGCTTACCACAAACGTGTAGATAATGCTTGGCGGTTGTTTGGTGCTTATGGACGAACACTTTGGGATTAAATTGAAACAAAGTGTTAAATAAGTCTTGACAAATAATGAATAGTGGTGTATAATTAATACTTAGACAACAATAAAACATTAGGCTCTTAATTGAGCCTTCTAAAACAAACACTCTTTAGTAAGACAGAGGATAGTTATTTTCTCCTCCTTTACAACTAAGATTCTGCAGGAGAGTGTTTGCCTTAGAATAGTGACTGTAACTCAACGGGAGAGTAGGGATCTCATAAATCCTCGGTAGCGTGGATCGAAACCAGCCAGTCACACCAAAATTAAGGGACATTAGCTCAGCGGATTGAGAGCAACGGGTTTCTACCCCGTAGGTCATTTGTTCGAATCAAATATGTTCCGCCAAGGTTTATCAACAAAGGAGAAAATGATGAGTAAGCAAGAAAAGATGATTCCAGTTTATCAACCTAGCTATCGCAAGGCAGGATTTGATGCAAAGGGTGATGTTGTTTGGGCTGTAACAATGAATGTTATTGGTCAAGCAAAGTCATATGAAGATGCTAAGCGTAAGTATGGTGTATTGGCTATTGTAGATGGTTATGCAAAGGAAATTGAATAATGCCTTTCCTACTAGCTCCACATTACATTTACTTCACAATATTTACGTTATGGACAGGGATTGAGATTTAAAATTTTGTAGAGTAGTAGGATTTAGTGATAGCCTACTTGATCGCCCACAATACAAAAATGTATGCACTTCTACCAATAAGCCGGATGCGGGTATAGCGTAAGGTACTCTACAATGACGCCTCGGAAAGACGAGGAATTTTAACACACAGAAGACACATATGTATTTCGGTACATGAGGGCTTAAATGTCATTGTGCAAAACACGCATTAGTGCGACACTTCTGTTTTATGCGGGTAAGCGCGAGGTACGCCACCAGCCTTCCAAGCTGCGTTGTTTCTGGGTTCGACATCCCAATAGCCGCTCCAAATAATATAGGCATGTGGCAGAATGATTATGCAGTAGATTGCAAATCTATTTCAAGTGGGTTTGATTCCCTCCATGTCTTCCAATAATGAGGAATCCTTATAGACCTCAATGAGTGAGAGCATTTTCTCTCACAACATATCTTGTGCAATACAGGAATGAAGCTCCTCTTGGAGTATTTACAAATAGGAAATAGAAATGAGTAAAGCAAAAGAAAAGCTGGCACAAATAGTCAGTGCTCTAGACGCTGAAGCTGCTATTTCCGACATCATTAGTATTCTCCGTAACAGAGGAATGTCAACTACAGACCTAGCCGTAGAGCTTGGGTGGAAGAGAAATAAAGTAGACGAATTTCTATACGGAGTTGATACTCCTCTGAAGTCGGAATTTGAAGCAGTAGCTAAAATACTAGATTATACACTGGACTTTGAAGACAATTTTTAGTCGTAGGGAATATTTTTGGCATGTTACCATGCCTTTATCGATAGGATTAAATAAATGAACAAATTAGACTGGAGTAAACTAGCATGGAAGAAGCCTGAAGATGATGAAATACTTTTGTATGCAAAAGGTAACCCCAATACAGTTTGTATATACCAGCATCTCAATTGGGCTTTTATGATATCTGGCCATAATAAGGTCGTGGGGACTTATTCTTCTTTGACATCTGAAGATTTTGCAATTTTGGTAGGAATTTGTCAGGAACTTGTAGAACGCGAAGGCATTGTTTCTCGCACGTTACCTGTTAAAGAAAAGAAGAGTTGGTGGAAACTATTACAGACTGGGGATCTTTGTTTGATCCTAAATATGGTCATTTGTTTACAGTGAAGGCTGCATTGAAAGCCTTTGAAAAGTCAATGAAGGAATATGAATGCAGACAGCACAACAAGAAAAAAGACAACGAGGAAGACCCTTCGGCTCTGTAGGAACTAAAGCTTCTAAGCTTCGTAAAATCGCTAATAAGCTTAAGCTCCTGGCTGAGACAACAGCAATGGAAATTGTACAAAATAGTCTTGATGGAAAAACTGTAGACAAGGAACAACTTGCCACAGCTAAATTCACTATCACTACTGCTAAGCAATTCCATCAAGCTGTTGTAGCTGAAGAAGAGAATAAGAAGGCTGAGATTGACGAAGCTCGTGAAGAAGCTTCTATTGAGATGGAAGAAGAGGGAAATGGTAGAGCAGTGTTTAAGCTGCACATGCCTCGATCAGAATAAACCTTGGGGCCGACTTATAGTTGCTTAAGGTGGGAAACAATCTCGCTACCAATTTGAATAGACGCCATTCTATTCTACACTGATTGTCTCCCCGGCTTTGCTTATTGCTCCGTGAATGAAATAAGCAGCGTCCCTTTGAGCTGGCTAGAGCTAAATGCTAGTCCCTGTAAGACAGTAAGCAGGACATATTTTAATAAGCTCCTTAGTGGAGCTTTGTTTGTTTAAAGGAGAGTTATGGTTAGACTTGCTGAATTTAAGAACTATACAAAAGTAGCTGTATTTGTTGATGATTGTGTTGAATTTAAGTTGACAGACTTTGGTGCAAGCATTATGAATTCAAACAGACAAAAAGCGGTTGATTCTTCTAAACACGATGTAATCCCTGTAAAGGAACATACTTACAAGAAGGGGGATGAGGTGTTCATGTCGGTTTGGGAAATGCTTAGGGATTTTGGTGGAGAAAATGTTTGGTTATATAGAGAGTCTTTTTGCGAAGATGGGATTATAAACATGTTGGCATGGAAGGATATTTAATGGAATTTGATAATGTAAAGCAAAAGCTTGTTATTCGTACAGGAGATAGAATTGAGTTTATTGAAGAGCTTCTGAAGTTTGGAAAGCTTGGAGCTACAAGACAAGCTAATACAGTCCCACGATTGTTTGCTCCATTCACAGCAGAGTTAGAAATCATTGTTGATCCTAAGAATCCTTTTAAGGACACGCATTGTATTCGAGCCTACCCTCCTGATCATAGAGTTTACACAGAAGTTGAGTTGGAGAACATGACTTTTGAGGAGTTCAGGGAGTCTGTAGGATTGCTCGGGGTTAAGGGGCGTGATCGCAAAATTATGACATCTGATTATCTAGCTGCTGTAGAAAAGATTAAGATTCAGCATACTATTTAATAGAAAATAACTAAAGTAGTTAGTTACCCTATTGACAAATTCTATGACATAGTGTATAATTAGATTATCGTGACAGACAATGTCATAGAAAGAATTTGAAAGTCTCCTCTGAGTATGGTAAGATGTGGTTTTAACTTTAGAGGAGAATATAGTGAGTAGAGCATCTAATTTCAAAGATTTGACAGACCGACGTTTTGGAAGACTAGTTGTAAAAGAATATGTAGGAGTACATTTTCAACCAAGCGGGCAGAGAAAAACAATGTGGAAGTGCCTGTGCGACTGTGGTAAAGAGGTCGTTGTTAAAGCTAGTAATTTGAAAAACAACACACTGTCCTGTGGTTGTTATAAGTCTGAAATTGCGAAAGAAATTTCGACAGTACACGGCTTTTGTGGAACTGCTGAGCATAAAATTTGGACAGGAATAAAAACACGCTGTTATGTGGAAAGTAGTACGATGTACCCGGATTATGGAGGTTCGGGAATAACAATGTGTGATCGTTGGTTGGAACCTAATGGTCAAGGATTCTTAAACTTCTTAGAAGACATGGGTGAACGTCCTGAGGGGATGTCAATAAACCGTGTTGGTGGTGCAAAGATATATTCAAAAGAAACATGTGAATGGGCAACAAATTCTGTACAAGGGTATGATCAGAAGATGTCTAGTGCTAACACATCTGGTAAAGTAGGTGTAAGTTCTACGAAGAATGGGACTTGGGTTGCATATATTGATTGTGAAAAAAGAATCCATCTTGGTACTTTTAAGACGTTTGAAGAAGCTGTTAATGTCAGAAAAGAAGCAGAACTTAAGTACTACGGGTGGAATAAAGATTGAGGAGTAATTGTGGCTAGAAACGTCATTGGTCCCTCTAGCCCAAAGCAAGAGTTAATGCTTACCCAAGAAGCAGACCTTGCTATCATTGGTGGAGCAATGGGGTCAGGAAAAAGCTATATCTCGTTGTTTTATCCATTGAAATTTGCGGATGACCCCTATTTTAGAGGGGTTATTTTTCGTAACACTACTGGTGAAATTACAGCGCAAAATGGACTTTGGGAAAATGCTTGCGAGATTTATACGAAAATCTATGGAAATGCAGACGATTTGAAAAAACAAGGTAAGAAGGGTGGTATTAAAATCCATATTAAGGATTTGAAAATTACTTTTCCTTCCGGCGCATCTTTAAAATTTGCATACCTTGAAAGTAGAAAAGATTTACAGCGCCATCAAGGTGCTGCCTACACGTTTTGCTTATTCGATGAGGCAACCCACTTCACAAGAGAGATGTTTGAATACCTTGTTAAGCGAATGCGTTCTGCAAAAGCTAAGCACAAGAAGCAAATGGTTCTCACTTGCAACCCAGATCCCGATTGGGATTGCCTTGAGTGGATTAAACCTTACTTGTTAGAAGATGGTACACCAGACACTTCTAAAGACGGTAAGATTAGATACTATGTGGTTGACAATGGTAACTACGTTTGGTCAGATGACAGAAAAACACTAGAAGATGTTTACGGAACAGGTCCAGATGCTGGTATCCGTAGTTTCACATTCATCAGTGCTAATTGTCTAGATAATCCACCTCTGATGGAAGCTGACCCGAGTTATGTTTCTAACCTTAAGGCTCAACCGTGGGTTGATGTACAGCGGTATTTTTACGGTAATTGGTATGTCCGGCCCTCTGCTGCGGGATATTTTAGAAGAGAGTGGGTTGAAGAGGTTATCGGATACGAACCTTCTCAAATAACTAAATTAGTAAGAGCTTTTGACTTTGCTGGCAGTCTCCGAAGCGACAGCAATCCTTCGCCAGATTATACAGTTTCTGCCTTGATGGCAAAAATGAAAGACGGTACATATTTGGTGCTCGATATAAAGAGAACAAGAATACGTTACGGAGATTGGGAAAAGTTTATTGTCGAGAATGCACTAGAAGATAGTGAAAAGTTCAAGAATGTAGACATACTTATCCCTCAAGACCCAAACCCTGCTGCAAAAGCAGCTTGTGAAATGCTAATACGAAGTCTGGCTGAGAAAGGATTGTACGCTCAAAAGATAAGGGCGTCAAGTTCAAAGTTAGATAGATTTAGACCTTTCAGTAGTATGTGTCAGAATTCCGGGGTTAAGTTTTTAAAAAATTGTGGTACTGACTTAGAAAACAATATCCAAAACGACAATGGCTTTATCTATAAGGAGCTCGAAGCCTTTGATGGATTGAGAAGAAGGGGGGAATCTGGGCATGATGATATCCCTGATGCCCTGAGTGATGCTTTCTCGTATTTAGCTTCAAAGATTGTACTACCAAACTTCCTAGGAAGTATACAACAATTTCAATCAGCAATTGGAGAACAGAAGATTTTATCTTTATGAAGATGTTTCTCTTAACGTTTGCAATAAGGAGAAATAATGGAAGAAGACGTTTCTGTTCCTGAGAGTGGACTTAGTGACACCCGAGAAGGTGCTCCTAAGATTCGCCTTTCTCAGACAGGGAACAACGGTGTAAGAGTTATTGCAGGGCATATTGCAGAAGAAGAAAATCGTGCTCTACGATGGCCTTTTGCAATGCAGACATATTCACAGATGCTAAAGGATGCAACTATTGCCCCTGCTGTAGCTGCTGTAGAGATGGCTATTGCAAGAGTTCCTTGGGAAGTTGTTGCTACTCCCGGAAAAGAAGAAGAACAAGCACCACAAGTTAAGTTTCTAAAGCAAATTATGATTGACATGGAACAGCCTTTTGCTGAAGCCATTAGATATTTAGGAACTCATAACTCTTATGGATTTGCTGTTTCTGAGAAAGTATATCGCTTTAGAGAATACTCAAAGGGAAGTAAGTTCAATGACGGATTGATTGGTCTAAAGAAGCTTGCTCCAATTCCACAAGAAACTATTACAAACTGGAACTTCAAAAACAATGGAAGAGATTTGGATGGGCTTTATCAAGCTCCTCCTCAAGTGAGTAATAGAAATAACTTTGATGGAAGCTTGCAAGTAGAGCCAACATTTATTCCCCGTAAGAAGTTTATCCTTGTAAAGAACAATTCTAATAAGAATAATCCAGAAGGCGTTAGCCCTCTAAAGAGTGTTTACAGAGCTTGGCGTTATAAGCAAAGCATGGAAGAGTTTGAAGCTACTTCTGTTGCTAAGGATGCACGAGGACTGAAGGTTCTTTATCTACCTCCTCAATACCTCTCTCCTGATGCTGCTCCTGAAGATAAAGCTGTTTATGAATTTTACCAGCGTGGTGTTTCAAGCTTAAACAATAACGAACAATCTTCAATGATTCTCCCTATGTTCAGAGATGAAAAGGGAAATAAGATGTTTGAGCTTGATGTTGTCTCAGTTATGGGTACACAAGCCAATGACGTTGATAAGATTATTAATCGTTACAAGAAAGAAATCATTACTGGCTTAATGGCTTCACAGCTAATTCTTGGTCAAGAAGGTGGTGGTTCTTATTCTCTTGCTCAGTCTCTAGATAACGTAACACGAATGGTGGTTACAGCAAGACTTACACAGATTGCAGAGCAACTAAATCATGATCTGATTCCTCAGTTATTCGCTTTGAACGGATGGGATGTTACAGACACTCCTAAATTCCAATACGGTGAAGTTGCTACAGAGTCTCTAGACGAGATTGGTAAATACATCCAACGTACTGCTGCTGTTGGTATGTTCCCCAAAACTCCTGAAGCTGTTAATTACGTTACAGATAGGCTTGGTGCTCTACCTCCTCAGTTTAAGGATGATACTCCTGAAGAGGAATTTCTTCCTAAGCTAACTAACTACACATCTGGAGCTGGAGAAGGTCAAGCAACTGGTACAGGCAATGGAACAGGGAAATCAGTAAGTGATAGAGACAATACCAGTGCGAACTTGGAGGGCGCTGCATAATGGAAATTGAAGATATTAAGAAGGCTCTAAGTGAAGTGCTATCGCCTTTGTTTAAGAAACAATCAAGTATTATTAAGTCTGTAGATAACGAAGAGCGAAGAGCTTTGTTTGTTGCTATGGAACCTGATGTATACGATGCTCATAACGATATTACTTCAAAAGAAGAGGTCGAGAAAGCATGCAATAATTTTAATAAATACTGCATGAGAGCTAATCTTTTTCACAGAGTTGAGACTGATGCTGTAGATATCCAGCAATCATTTATTGCCCCCACGGATATTGAATTAGATACAGGTCGTATTATACGGAAAGGGAGTTGGCTTATGTGGATGCATTTTCCAGAAGATAATGAAGTGTCCAGTCAATTGTGGGATATGGTGAAAACAGGAGATGTGAATGGTATTTCCATTGGAGCAAGAGCTGTCGTAGAGGATATATCTTGAGGGTTGGATATTTATACTGGATAAGACTCCCTGAACATACTGATATTACCACACAAGGTTATATTGGAATAACAGGTCAGACTGTAACCAAACGGTTTAATCAGCATAGAAATTCCGCACGAAGAAGTAAGGCCCGTAAGAAAAGTGAGTTCAAGCAGGCACTTATAAACGGTACTGAGCTGATTGTAGAGACGCTGGTGATTAGCGATTACGCCTATATTAAAAACTTAGAGAGGTTACTCCGCCCTGAATCCAATATTGGATGGAACAAAGCATTTGGGGGAGCCTCTGTGGCGGAATCTTTACAGTTCTCTAGGGAATCACAAAAACAGGCAATGAGAGATCATTGGAAAGAGTTTGACCATCCGTTCAAATTCCAAAAACCTTGGAGATTCTCACAAGCAAAGAATAATCGGCACCTTTGGGAAAAAGCTCCAGAGATAATCGAAATGATTAAGAGCGGAATAGGAGATTCCTATATTAGTAAAACCTTTGGTGAAAAGGCCAGATCTACAACAGTCAGAACTATTCGTGAACTATATCTGAAACATGAGTGGAATCCTTTGACTGATCCTGAATATCTAAGAGATTATGCAAGACAAGAGGAAACATTGTGACAGAGATTGTTAAAAAAAGAAAACTTTCAGAGATTGATTTTTCTTCTGAAGGTGCCCACATTGCACTTGTAGGCCCGATAGTTGGTGGTCCTGCTAACCGGCAGGAGACAGTTCTATGGAAATCGAAGGCGACAAGTGATATTACAGATCAACAAGTGGCTAGTGAACTAGCTCTTATTGAGAAAGCCAAACTTAATTCTCAGGTTCGCAGAGAACTGTCTGATGCAGTTAAAAGCAAATTTCAGGATGATGAAGATGAGTGGCTTTATTTAGAAGACTTCGATGATTCCAGAGTTTTCTTCTGGAGAGAAAATAGTCTGTATGTAGCAACCTACACTGTGTCTCGTAGAGATGAGTACATTGTAGCAGACACTGCAACGTCTGTAGAGACTGAGTGGTTCTATGTTGAAACAGGTAAGGTGATTCTCTCCGAAGTAGCTAAGGATAAGTTGGAGGATGGGGAGTATGTTCTAGTAAATAAAGCTCTGAACAATCCTGAAACTAGTGGTCGTGTCGAAAAGGCATTGGCTGCATTTACAGAAAAGAAAGAAAAAATGCAAGAAGAAATCCAGAAGGCAGTTGCTGCCAAGGATGCAGAAATTGCCAAGCTCCAAGCTGATATGGCTTCTCTGCAAGAAATCGTAAAAGCTGCTGAGACAGCTAAGAAGGAGGCAATGCTGAAGGCTCGTGAGACTGAAGTTTCTGCTGTTCTGAAGGAAGGTGCTGTTGAGCTGGTTAAGTCCACTGCCGAACTAAGTGATGAAGCTTTTGCTCAAATTGTTAAGGCTCTAGGTGTTCAAAAGGCTGCTGTAGAAGCTTCTGACCTGATGAATGAAGTGTCTGATCCTAATGCAAGTGCTGCTCAGCCGGTTAATAAAACTGCTGAAATCATCAAAGCCAAGTACGGCCAACAATAATAAGAATTTCTCAATAAGGAAAACAAAATGGCAAAAATTAATCTAACTCTCCGCAAGCTTTCTGATCTGATTTTTCATGAAGCTAATTCTCCCTATGTTGGCTACGACCGTGCTGACCTAAATCGTGCAACCGTTACGGTTGCTGGTGCTGATGTTCTGACTCTGGGTACTCCTGTATTCCGTGCAAAGAGTGCTACCGCTAATGGTAAGTGGGCTCCTGTAAAGGCTAATACTGCTCTGGTAACTACCAACGAATTCGCTCTAGTAATTGCTGACGGTCTTGGTGAACAACTGGATGTGTCTGGTGCTGGTGATCATGATGTCACACTGCTGGTTCGCGGCCCTGTAATGGTGAAGGACGCCAAGGTACGTAAGTCTGCTGCTGCAGTCGGTCTGACTGTAACTGCTGATCAGAACAACCTGATTCATCTGCTACGTGCTCAAGGTATTCTACCTGAAATCACTATCGCCTAATAACAAGAACAACATAAGGAATATATTAAAATGGCTGAACAAAATATTAACAAGGCGGTAACTTACAGTCCCGTAAACTACGGTCGTGTCGTTGACATGACTCCTGAAATTGTCCAGATCCCCATGAACTGGGGTCTGATCGGCGAACTAAATGTTTTCCGTGACAACTTCGGTAGCCAAAAGACTTTCATGATCCCTACCCGTACTGAGCAAGAAGCTGGTCTGATTGTGGATCGTTCTTATGAAGGCCCCCGTAACACGCAAGGTCGTGGTGATCGTGGTGGTATTCTGGGTAAGGTTCCTCACTTCCCTCTAGATGACGCAATCTACCCTGGCGACCTAGATGGTCAACTAGCTCCCGGTGCAATTCTGGAAGCTGGTACTCAATTGGAAACTGTAGCACGTCTGCGTGTTGAGAAGATGGAAGGTCTGCTACGCCGTCACTCCATGACTAAGGAATGGTCTCGCGGTCTAGCCCTAACCACTGGTGATGTGTATGCTCCCAGCGGCACTCTGAAGACCTCTTATGGCCCCACCATCAACATGTATCAAGAGTGGGGTATCACCCGCCAAGTGTCTAACCTGAATCTGGCTCCTACGGTTGATCCTAAGATCTCTGTAGACGCTCTGTTTGCTGCTCTGCAAGGTGCAGCATTCGCTGGTGATTCTCTGGATGGTTACATGGTTCTGTGCTCTCCTGAGCTGTTTGCTACCCTGACTTCTCATCCTTACCTGCGTGACATCTACACTCATGCTTCCAACTTCCCACAGGCTGAGCCTCTGCTGGTTGGTCGTCTGCGTTCTTCACTGGGTCTGCGTTATCGTCAGTTCTTCTACGGCGGCATCCTGTTCGTAGAATACTCTGACACTATCGGTGGCAACCGTATCATCCCTCAAAACCAAGGTGTTGCATTCCCCATGAATGACGCTCTGGGCTTCATGCAGTTTGCTCCTGCTCAACGCTTCTCCAGCATCAACCAAACTGCTCAAGCCGCTTACTACTTCGAGAAGATGGGTGAGAACGACGATCAAATTGAGATGATGACTGAAAGCAACTTCGCTACCATTCTGGCTAAGCCTTATCTGGTGCGTGGTGTTACTTTCACTACAGCTTAATTAACTAAAGAGGGAGGGGTTAGTTCTCCTCCCTTTATTTGTTTATAGGAGTAATTATGGATGATTTGACATTCTCTGGATATGACCCTAAGCCAGTCATGGAGAATAAGCTTAATAGAATGCTTGATCTAATTAAAGAGCTTCAGCTAAAGGTAGCCAAGCTAGAGTTGGCAACCGAACCTGCTAAAAAGACTGCTAAAGCAGCAAAGACAGAAGAATAACTAAGGATGAATAATGAAGTACGTTAACTTTGCAGACCCTCCTTCTAAACAAGCAGCAGATATTAATGCTAATTTTGCTGAGGCTGGTACAGGAGGTTACACGCCTTCTTATACACAAGAAGGGGACACTCTTGTTCTACGTACAGTAGAGAGTGGGCCGTATACAGCAGGGCGTATTAAAGCTTCTCCGGGTATTGATCCAGATGATTGTATTACGGTTTTCCAAGGACTAACCCGTGCTACAGCGGCACCCACTGCTCAGAATTCTACAGGTGAAGAGGGCGATTTCTTTGTTGCAAATGACTATGTTTATATTTGCAAAAGCATTAATAGCTGGGTAAGAATTCCAACAACAGCTTGGTAATAAGATAAGAGGAAGAAATGGCGTATACACCAGAACAAGAACAAAAGATTTTTCTAGTAAGACTATATATCGGGGATACGCCTACAAGCCCTTTCTATCAGATTTTTACTGATGAAGAAATTGGTTCAATCCTTGAGTATCGTGGATGGAATCTTCAGAAGGCTATTAGAGACTGTGCAATAGCTGCTTCAATGCAGTTTGCACAAATGACCTACAGAGAGCGTACAGGGGATATTGAAGTATGGAATAACGTTTCTCTTCAGTATCAGAAAGCTCTGCAAGACCTTATCAATGATAACAACATTCTTTCTCTTGGTGTTGGTCTTATGCCCTATTTTGGCGGCATTAGTTGGTGCGAGGTTGGAAAGATTAACGGTAATCCAGATCAAGTTAGAAATGCTCTTACTTGGGAATCTCACACAATTCCGATGGTTGGCGGAACTTCTACTCCAGGTCAAATGTGGATGGATCAGAACTATTCAAAGCTTTATCCGATGCTTGTGAATAACGGTACTCCATATGCAGTGATTATTGAGTGAGGGAGGTCGAAGAATGAGACCGAATCCAAATAGTAAGATTGGAAGAACTACCCCTCAATTTCTCTTGACACATAAGATTCCAATTGTCGTATTGAGGCAAGGAGCGGGACAGTGGGTTGATGGTTACTTTACAGGTGTTATAGAAACTACCTTAAATATAGAAGCCAATGTGCAACCGATGAGGGGACATGAACTTCTTACTCTTCCAGAATCTGATAGAACAAAAGAGAGTATTAAAGTTTATTGTGTTGAAACGCTGAAAACAGTAGAAGAAGTTGGACAAACAAAGGCAGATGTGATTGTATGGGATAACAAAAGATTTCAAGCTATTAGAACAATGACATACAAGATGGGTGTTTTGGATCATACTAAAACAATTTGCTACAGGCTTCCAGAAACTCCGCAAAATAAGGCTGCTGTATGAGTAAGCAAAGCTTTACTAAAGATACAAAAGTCTGGAATCAGATGAAGAGGAATCTTAGAAAAGGGAAATCTCAGATTAATCTCGGATGGTTTGAAGGGCAGAACTACGGAGCTGAGAATCATAATCTTCCAATGGCTCAAGTAGCTCAGTGGGTGGAAGAGGGACATATTAATGGAGGAATGTTTGCAGGAACAATAACTCCTCCACGACCTGCTATTAGAACCATGTTCATTCCAACTATTGCTGAAGCTGATGAGTTTGTTAAAGCAGCTATTCCAATGATTGATGATGTAGCTATGGGAAGAATTACTTGGAATAAACTCCATGAGAAACTAGCTCCTAGAATTCTACACCTATTCAAATACACTTTGAAGAGCTACAACATTATTCCTAACAAAGCTTCAACGGTGAAGATAAAAGGATTTAACGATCCTTGGGTTGAGACAGGAACTCTCATTGATAGTGCAAGGTTTGATGTTGTTCCAATGAAGTCTTATTCTTCTGCAGCCTATCAACCTCAGATGCTTAGATTTGCATAGGGAGAAACATGGCTTACGATATTTATACAGACTTTGAGCGGTCGATGGTGAAGGTTATTCAGGGAGTGAGTGCGAAGCTTGGTATCGATTGCGTTCCTGTTGTTTCACACCAAGGTGGCCCTGAGCCAACACAAGACTATGTATCTATAAATACACTTCGTATGTATGGGACAGGAAGAGCAGATTCACAGAATAATACACTGATATTCAAGGATGGTGGAATTAAACAATACTCTGTTCAGAACTATGAAGTTGATGTTCAGTTGATGTTCGTAGGAAATCATGCTGGAAATAATGCAACAACATATCACAGTCAGTATTATGGAAATACTTCTGTAAGAGAAATATACACCAAGAATAATCTTGCTGTTAGAAGAATAACAGGCATTAGAAGGGTTCCACAGCTTAGGGAGAATGTTTGGGTTAATGCCTTTTCATTCGACGTTACGCTTGGTTTTGCAGTGAGAGCTGCCAATGAGCTTGACTGGGCAGATTATATCACAGTCAATGGGAAAACAATACCTCTAATTTGAGGATTTTAAATTAAAACATAGATAAGGAAAAATATGGCTGATAGCATTGGTCAAATCGTAGAGGTATATATTTCTCGGGAGACAGCCAGAATTGATACGGCATCTTTTGATATTCCACTAATTCTTGTGGCTCTTCCTGATATTTCTCCAGGTACTCCTGCAGATGTCTCAGAACGTGTTAAAACATATACATCTCTTGAAGCTGTTGCAGATGATTTTGCTGTAACCAGTAATGCATATAAGATTACTCAAAAGCTTCTTGGCGGAGATATTCGCCCAGCTCGTTTCATGATTGGTGTTAAAACTGAAGAAGAAACATATACAGAAGCACTGCAGGCATGCGTAGACTATAACAATGATTGGTATGCGTTGATTATTGAATCAAAGCTTGCGGCTGATATTAAACTCGCTGCTGCATTTATTCAAGCACAGCGTAAAATCTTTGGAGCCTCTTCTAAGGATACAGATATTCTTGATGCTGTTGGTACTACAGACATCGGTAGTTGGCTCAAGGATGGAAGCTACGACAGAACTTTCTTGGTATATCATGAGAATGCGGATGTAGACTTCCCTGAAGCAGCATGGATTGGTACACAGCTCCCAGAAGTTCCAGGAAGTAATACATGGGCATTCAAGGGAGGTGCTGGTGTTCAAATCAGCCGTCTGTCTTCTAGCAATATTACTGTTCTGACCGATAAGAATGTTAACTACTTCACACGAATTGGTGGAGTCAACATGTTCCAAAATGGAACCACGTCTGAAGGTGAGTGGATTGACACAATGGTATTTGTTGATTGGCTGCAAGCGCGTATCCAAGAACAAGTATTCTATCGTCTGGCTACCAAGAAGAAGATTCCAATGACACAGGCTGGTGCACTTATTATTGAAGCAGAAATTCGTTCTGTTCTCGATCAAGGTGTTCGTAATGGTGGTATTGCTGATGCCCCTCCTTACACAGTTCAATCTCCGGATGTGCTGCTGATTCCGGAGCCACAACGTGCTCAACGAATTATGGGGGATTTTACCTTCTCCGCTAGGCTCAGCGGTGCTGTCCACAAGGTTGTGATTCGCGGGGTTGTTTCATACTGATAACTCCAGCGATCCGTAGTACTTGACAGTCTCCTATTCCAATGGTACAATTATTCTTTTAACAACATAGGAGTAATTGTATGAAAGAAAGTAGATACGTAATCGGCAATAAGATTTTTAATTGGACTGTAATCTCACACAAGTACATCAAAGGAAGTGGATTTTTTGTTGACTGTACTTGTGAATGTGGCGTAACAAAAGCTGTGAGCATATCTTCTCTGAGCGGAGAGAATCCAAGATCAAAATCCTGTGGTTGTCTTGCTAGAGAGATGCTTACAGGAAAGATTAAGAATCCTTTAAAAATTGGAGATAGGTTCACAAGACTTGTGGTCATAGGGGAGGGATTTGTTGAAAAAGAGGCTTCTAAATATCCTGTACGATGTGACTGTGGTACAGAAAAGAATGTCAGGAAAAGAGATTTAGTCTCTGGTACAACAAAATCTTGTGGTTGTTTAAGTGCAGAACTTTCAGGCCAACGTAAAACTAATTTGAAGCACGGGATGTCAAATACTTCGGTATACAACATCTGGGCTACGATGAAAGCAAGATGTACAAACCCTAACTCCGAATCCTACTCTGACTATGGCGGAAGAGGAATCACAGTTTGTGACAAGTGGCTTGAATCTTTTGAAAATTTCTATGCTGATATGGGTGACAAACCTTTTGAAGATGCATCTATTGAGAGATTAGATTTTAATAAAGGCTACTCACCTGAAAATTGTGTATGGGCAGACAAGACAACACAGATGTTCAATCGGAGAAAGTTCAAAAATACTACTTCAGAATATATTGGTGTCCATTACGATAGTGGTAAGAATAAGCCTTGGAGAGCAACTCTTAAGAAGCATGGTGAAGTTGTTTACTTAGCCTCTTTCTATACAGAGATTGAAGCAGCTGAAGCTTACGACGAAGCTTGTCTAAAGTACTACGGGGTTCGCAAGAACTTTCCAGATAAATTAAATAGCTAGTAAATAAAGG